CTCCTAACATCAACTGTTACAAAAGATTTTTGAGCCGAGCAACTAGAGACAAAGCATACGCCTTGACTTCCGCACTCAGTTTTGATTCCTCGGCTTTCACTTCAGTTTCAATTTTAGCGACTTCCGCTTTGACGGCCGCGACTATCTTAACTTCCTCGGCTTTCGCTTCGGACTCAAGCTTCGCGACTTCGGCTTTCACCGCGGCAACGAGTTTTGCTAATAGTTGCTTAATCATGAGATGATACTCCTTACTCAAATTCCTTCTTGGCCTGATCTTCCAGTGAAGTACGGAGAAGCTCTTGCTTCGATCGTACGAATTCTACTTCACCAGAGAATTCTTCCATCTGATGCCTGCACTCTTTCTGAATTGCTTCAAAGAAAAGGCGGGCTGAAACAGCAACCAAACCGGTACGCTCAAACGCCGGCCCGTCCTTCCAATTCTGGAAGTGGGCTGTTTCAAGCTTCTCAATCTCACCTTCGCTCAGCTTCAACCACAATTGATAGGCTGGCGTTCCATACCACTGTGCCAGTTGGACTTTCTCCTGCGGATTCAGTTGAACGTGACGCAGATCCTGCAGTCTGATTGGAGTCTGCAAACCTTTTGCCGGCCCGGTTTCAAACTCTTCCTGCTCGACGATAGGGGGTGTTGTTGCCATGGATTCCTCCCGGAAGCCTTTTATTACTTATTCGTGAGCGGGTTCGGGTGTTTGTCCGCCCTTTACGCCGACATCGGGGGTAATATTTTTTCCCTGACCGCCATAATAAAAAGCAGTAGCATCCGGTTGCGCGGCAGTCCCGCCTGAAGTCGTGCCAGTCCCTGGAGTTCCACCTTTTGTGGATGTTGGTCCCGGATCAGGGGTTACTACCGCGGACGAATTCGTTGCTTCAAGTATACTCTTAGCCGGTGTTCCTAGTGTCGATGATGCTTTTCCCATTTCATTTCTCCTAAAATTTTATGCTGACATGCTCTCGGTTTCTTTCGGAAGCTTGCAAACTCTGCAAATTCTCATCATGCAACCTCATTGCTTCCAAAACCACCACCCATGGGTTCGCCTGTTACAGCTTCTGGTTCTCCTGCCTGTTCAAGAGAATGACGAATAATATCGCCAGCCGCACGTTGAGTCCACATCTGTTCTTGCAACTGCGATTTTTGTGCAAACTTCTGATTGTTGGCCGCTGTCTGTGCCGCCATCTTTTGCGCCATCGGATTTTGCTGCTGACGCTGTTTCTTCATCTCCGGCGTAAGTGGCCGGAAGATCGAGTAATACTGCGAACTTCCCCAACCACTAACATCTGTCAACATATGAAGCAATTCGGAGTATGCAATATATTCACCATTGATATCCGCGATCTGGCCTGCGAGAGCCGGATTCGTAAAATATTGAAGAATCAAAGGCATTGATTGGGCCATCTGTTGACGGGCCGCCATGTGACTGCCAGCCAAGATACTGAAACTCTTAATGCCCTTGCGTGCGCCCATGAAATCCTTAAAGCTGGCCCGCAAAGCTTGCTCAAGCTGTTCGGTAAGAATCTTTCGATACACTGTTGGCGGCAGGAACATACGATTCAAATCGTACATCTTCCACAACCACGGCTGGAACACTTGCCGGTTAAAATCTTCAACCAAGCCGCCGATACGATCAACAGCCGCTTGCATCAGGCCGCCCGCGCCTGTGGCCGTACGTCCCATCGAGGAGCCGCGGCCACTAGGCTTGGACATACCCATGGTAAGCATCTCGTTTGCACCGGAAGTAGATTCGGTGCGCGCTTCAGAAGCTGCAACCACCTGAAACATTTCCGATTGAATCTTCGGGAGGTCCAGTGGATGCAAAGCCTTCGTAGCATCTGTGCCGTCAACATCGATGAAGCCGCCCAAGCGAGCCCGGACTTGCTGTGTGTTGATGTTGGCGCCGCGAGCGCGAACAAGAGGCTGATTGGCCGCCAATGTACCGATATCTGCGACGGCATTAATGAAGCCCTGTTGTAATCTCTGCTCTCCACCCAATGTGGTGCCCAGGCCCATGCCCCAAAAGCAGTCCTGAATCATCCACCAGTTCACGGAGTAAAACGGTATGCAGCCGAACGGATTCGGTTCGTTACGAATGACGCGCTGACCGGCCAATACAGTAATGACCTTGTCTTCATCCCAACGCTCTTGAATGAGCAAAGGCTCATCGAGAGGATCTTCGGTCGTCTTGGTGAACAACGGAGCCGCGTGCTGAACAAACTGCGTACTGTTCTGACCGCTGATGACGTTCTGACCGGCAATCTGCATTCCTTGCTGCATTGCCTCGGGAGTTTCAAACCACGACTTGATTGTCGTTTCATCGGGAAGATTGTAACGATAGATAGGCTCATTCTTCTCGTTGTAATAAACTTCGTCCTTCCACCGCATCAAATCGCGATACGTCACCGGGAATTCATGAATGACAAACTTCGCCATCCGAATATCCGGAACGCGCGTAGCGGGATCCACTAGGACCGTGCGAATGTCGCAGTTCTCAAAGTAAGGATGCGAAACCAAAGTTTCCTTTCTGATCATCCTATACGAATCGGATTCCTCAGTCGGAATCTCCATCGGCTTACCGGTCACAGGATCGGTTGCTGTCAGTGGTTCCTTGACAGATTCAAAATCCCATTCCGTCTTGTAGTAGTCTTTCCAACCCCACTTCCAAATACCTGTGCCGTTGAGCAAACAGGAGAAAAGTCCGTACTTCACTTCCTGCTTGAAATTCATCTCGTCCAACTGATAGGCTGTGATCTCTTCGATCGCCCGGGACGTATTCGAGGAAATGCTGGAACGCGAAACCAATTTGAATGGCGGCTCTTCATAAAACATACCGCCGACCAGTTTCGAGTTGATAGAGTTAACGTGTGTCGCAACGGTGAACTTCGCAATGTTCGCCTTCGGCATCGAAGTGCCTTCCCAAACGCGGAGCATCGGGGGAGACTGATACAGAAGATCAATTTCAATCCATCGAATGTTGAAGTACCGACTCTCAATCCACGTCCGGGTAAATTTCGAGTCCAGGGTAACCAGTTTCAGCGCGACATCATCACTTATCTCTTCGTGGTTTGTAATTTCCTCGAAGTTAATAAGCCCTGCCGTCGATGTTCCTGGGAGAGGTTCAACTCTTGCCATAAGTCCTCGATAATATAAATTCTATTTACGCGTAATGCTGAGGATACGGATCATACAGTGGCTCACCCGATGCATCACCCGTTCCGGTTTCAGGAACGAGTGGTAACTCTTGAGTGGACGGAGCACGATCTCCAGATCCGTGTATCAAATCCCACAGATCTCGTTCGCGAAGCATCCGGTCAAAATCTTCCTGCCGCTCTCTGCCACCGGGACCACCGGGTTCCGGAGTTCCAGATGGAAGAATTTTATGCAAGAAACTAATTGCATCTGGAATATCATCGTGAAGTGCTGTTCCGAAATCCTTAAACTCTTTGTACAAATCATCAAGACACTCAATTGTACTGGCGAAAAATAATTGCCCACCAAGAAGAAGTGGTTGCAAAGCTCCCACACGAGATGCCTTCGCGTTTGGTGATCGCTCCGTTTTGAAGAAATCTAACGGAATGTATTTATTTCCTGCGACCTCTTCGGCGTACCGTCGAATTGATTGCTCTAAAAATTGAGCCCCGTTTGAATTCTCGATCGCAATCGAACGTGCCTGGTATTTTTGCCACAACGAAACAACTTCTCTCGCAAGATCGCTGTCTATATAATGATCCCGAGAAATCTCTACTACATAAGCACGATTCTCAATATCAAGGCCAACTACAGCGCCCACAGAATAATCGTTCGCTTGACTAGAAGCGTAAGCAAAATCCCAAAGAACATAATATTGAAGTGGCTGTGGAATAACATCAGGATTAACTGTCCGCTGAATCATAAGATCCAAAGCAAACTTGATCTTTCGAATTCCACCAGCATTCAACATGAACTGCGACAAATAAATTCCGAGATTGTTTTTCTTTGCAGCATCAAGCCTTTTGTGAGTGAGCCGTTCTCGTCCAGTCTTATCCCGCTCAAACAAAAGTTCATAATCAACCGCGGTACAATCTCGTTCGTCTTTCCCTTCCGCCTCTGGACGAAGCCAACGAGCGGGGGTAATAAGCTTTCTCAAATCCTCGGGATTTGGAAATACTTCAATTTTGTGATTGTAAAAATCATTCGACGCATAAGGTGTTCCGATATAATCTTTGTATCCACCTGGATCAACTAGAATCTCAGCGAGGCCGGCTTGCTCTTTAACCTTTGCCACCAACATCGATGTTTCAGAGTTCTTATTATTGACAGCATCGTCCATCTTCATGACATCACAATGCCATCCAGGCAAGTTTGACAGAATCGATGAGGCCCAAGCCGATGGATCTCTTTTCTGATCGTCCCCCTGTATTCGACACGGACAATTGAATACTGATTCCGTCCCCATACTAGATGGTGTCAAATTCCACTTTGGAAATAGATCTTGAAAAATCGTTGGTGCAGCATCTTTAGGAACAAGAAAATATTTCTTAATTTCCTTGATAAAAGTAACAGCCAAACCTGATTCTGCCGTTAAAATAACAATACGAATATCAGGAAAATTGATGAACCATTGTACACAATCTATGGCATCGATACTACTTTTGAAACTTCCGCGAGGATACAACAACAATCGCTCTTTTGTTTCATCTTGCTCTTCGATCTTCTTAGATGGATCCTTCTGCACGAAAAAATTACAAACCGGAGCATGTGTAGAAAACGTAAGTGCTTTGTTGAAAATTTCCCGGCCTAAAAATAAAAGATTTGTCTTACACATTAACCTGAGAAAATCATCTGTACAAGAAGGCTTTGAAAAGTTACTACGAATTTTTTCTCGTTGAACCGACGCGGCAATATTGGTGTTAGAGGCTGCATCACCACGCTCGGCCATCGTTTGATCAAAAATATGATAATTCCACGCACGCGCAACTAAACCCTCGCGAGTAGTTGGTGCAGGACCTGCAAGTTCCCGATCCGCCACTCTCCAAAAATGCTTAATAGTAAGTTCTTCTTTGGACTGTGCTGCTTCGGAAACACCAGCCTCATACAAATATTTTACATCCCAAACTGGCTCTGCCATTTCGTGACCTCAAGAAAGACCCAATCCGGGTCGTTACGCGGGTGCTTCGATTTGCTTACAGCGCTGGCCCGGGCTCTGCTGGTGCGGCTGGTGCTGCACCGCCACCTTCACCCAGGTTAGCATCCAATCCACCGTGCAGCGCTTGCATGTCGTTGGCTGCATAGCTCACATCAGGTTCCTGTTCGCCCATTTTCCCGTCTTCACCCATCTTGGGCGGATGTGGAATATGCCTTACAGTATGTGAACCATTTTTGTGGTGCTCAATCTCAGTCTTGTGGAAATGATGCTTCACGGACGATTTCTTTCCGTCCTTGTGTTTTCCTTCGGACTTTTCTTCTTTCTTGGTTTCATGTTTCTCTTCGCTCTTAGACTCGTCTTTTTCTAATTCTTCTTCCTGCGCCGCCGAAGACATAATCCCAGCTTTATTTCCAAGTTTCGCCATGGCTACTATCTCCTTCGCCTTTTTCTTGTCCTTCGGAAGGACGATTTCGCCCTTCTGCAAATCCTTTGGCCCGTCTTCCTCGACTTTCCCGCCTTTGTGCATCTGAGGAATATCTTTTGCTTGTTCTGCCATCATCTTGATGCCCTCGCCGGCACTTTCAGCTTCGCCAAGCAGACCAGCGCTTGGTGCCAATGGCTTTGGCTCTGTTGGTTTTACAGCAATTGGAGCGGGCGTTTCGGGTGGCCGCTTGCCAGATACATTCGATTTCCACGCGCGGTCCAGGACTTTCTTAGCGGCTTCGACTTTCTTAGTTACTCCACCATCATCAGTTGGCTTATTCTGTGGCATTGTATATCACCGTGGTTTCGCGGTATGACGCATTCTTACTGGTGCAGACGCTGGAACGGCTGCTTTCTTTTCTTTCTTGGGATGCTTACGCTTGGGTAACTTTTTACCTCGAGTCGCATCTTCCCACTCTTTCAGTGCGGATTCTCCCCCGATTTTTTCGGGGTGATGTTCAAGAAACGCGGCTTGAGCTTGACTAGCGAACGGCATAAAATTAATCCTTGGGAGGAACTACTGGAGCAACAACCGAACTTACATCAGGCTTACGAAATTTATCTACGATGACTTCCGCTTTTTGTGCAATATTCATAGCCCCGGAGCCGCCAAGAAGATAAGCAACACCCGCCAAATCAGGAAGAGCATGATTGTGAACAACCAAATAAGTAACCCACCCAATACTAGCCAGCACAAGAATAAGGGCTATTGCGTGGGCCGGATTTACAGACTTCTCTCTGTCGTCCAGGAAAGACTTAATAAAACTCATGGGATTACTCCAAAAAGAAAAGAGCCGCCTGGAGGATGGCGGCTCTTCTGTATGTTCACTACTCTGCGACAGTAGTTACCTTGTGGGCTGTCCGTAGTCGTTGCAGAAAAATCCGCTACCAACTAAGATCGGATGGCCCGGACGGGAAGGCACAAGTTTTGCTTTCTTACCACAAGCACAAATGTCGTTGTCACGTTCTTTGTCTGAAACTCGAACAGACTTTACACGTTCAAACTTCTTCTGACAGGACTCACAAAAATATTCGTAGACAGGCATCAGGATTGCTCCGAGTGTTGATTTAGTGTCCGTTTTACTTTCACGCCTTTTCCACAAACAGAACAACACCAGCCGTGCAATCCGTGGACAAATTTTCCCTTCTCATCCATCTCCACTTTAGGCTTGTCGACCGAACCACCACACTTCGCACAACTGTAGGTATAGATATAACTATGACGCACACTGCCCTCCATTAAACCGATAGACTACGTCATGGGGGGTCTGACCCCCCATACTTGGCCTTTATTTTCAACAACTTAGAACATACAGGACCTATACAGTCCAATTCGTATTAAGGTAGATCCGGATACCGGGCATAAGCCCGTTTCCGCCACCCAGCGTCAAACTTGATGTCAGCAGGCTTCTCGGCCTCAATCTTGAGATATCGTGCTTCCTGGGCGTCCCTGAGCCGTTCAGCGAGGTCGCTAGGGTCAGATGCTGAAATAGCCTGCAGGGTCCATGGGCCGACGTGCCCGGTCGGGTTCGCTAGTCCTAGAACCCCCTGAATAAGCCCTACGGCAGTCCCTACCCCATCATTGACCGCAAAGGACATAAGAGTGGCCGCTACCTCATCCGAGGCGATCTGGGTGCCGCAGATGGGGGTCCAGTACTTGTCATAATAGACCTGTTTGGCCGCTTCGAGCGCATCCGCAGTACTCATGGTGGTAAAATACTCTGCCGGAACCACTTCGCCCTCATCTCGTTCCGTGAGTCCGAACCGCGTCAAGCCGGCGCCGTCGCCCAAGTTTTCAATCTTGCCCGCGAGCGTCCGGTCTTCGAGCCGGAGCACCCACTCAATGATGTTTCCAAAATTAGCCATGAAATTTCTCCTTCCTCTCTGCTTCAAGCTTTTTCTTTTCAAGTTCCTGCCGGAACTTATCAAAAGGTGTACCACCGCCGCAACCGAAATCACTAGGATCAAAACACTTGTGAGCCGTATGCCAACCGTAACCACATTTTGCACAGTAGCCCGGATTCTTCAAACTTTCATACGGAATCCACGCTTTTGGATCGTCGGGCTCCACACGCGCGGCCTTGGGCTGCTTCACAATCCGTCTTTCGTCAACAGCAGAACCACCAGATGTAGGATTCACCGACGCATCAGTAATAGGATCCTTTTCGGGAAGGACCATTGCTTTCTTCGAGATATCCAACACGAGCCCTTCGGTGCCTGGAACTTTATCAGCAATGATCATGTCTCCGTCTTCTGCTTGTTTCGTGGCAAACGCTCGCGTTAGTTTGCTCACCAAAAAGCGCTCCAACGTCCGGCGCAATTCGCGCGCGCCAAGAAGTTTACTGGTGCCTTCCACAATCAGAAAATCTCGACCCCGATTAGAAATATCAACAGACACAAACTTACTTGCTTTGAGAACCCTATCTTGTACGCGCTTCAACTCGATTTCGAGAATGCACCGCAGCACAGGCTCTGTTAACGGCTGAAACACAATCATACGATCAATTCGATTAAAAAATTCCGCGGAAAAGAACTTCTTTACTGCGTCTTTTGCAACACGGTATATATCGTTCTCCTCTTTCTCACTCTTCTCTTTTGCCACCACGAACCCCATTTCCTTCGTATCAGTGAGAATCTTGCCCACATCCCCGGAACCAAGATTGGATGTAAACACGAGAATCGTATTATGCATATCGATTGTCTCGTTTTTGCCTGTTGATAAAGTCGCCCGATCCATAATGCCTAAAAGAATTTGGTGCATCGAGTTGTGAGCCTTCTCGATTTCATCAAACAAGATGACGGTGTACTTTGGCCCGGACTTTCCCCACCGCTCTTCAATGGCTTTCTTAGAAAGCTTCGGGTCAATCTCACCACCCACATATCCCGGAGGCGAACCAATCAACTTAGATATCTCGTGAGAGTGCTGATACTCCGCACAATCAATCTTGATCAACTTAGCGCCCGTCAACTCCGCAAATATCTCGGTGGCATGAGTCTTACCTGAACCCGTTGGGCCGACAAAAAGAAAAACACCCAACGGACGATCAGGAGCAGCCATACCAGCCAAATATGTTTCGTGGACGCGCACAAATTGTTGAATAGCACGGTCCTGGCCGGCGACTTTCTCTTTCATCCTGTTCTCGAGATTTTCGATCTCAGGAGGAATTTTAGATTCGTCCAGCTTCACAATCTCCGGTTCTTTCGACTTCGTGAATAATCCCATGGCTCCCTTGTTTAACGGTGAATTGTAACAAACTTCTTTAACTCTTTGATCCACACATAGGCTCCGGGATGCACGCGCCAAAATGGATTACTTGTTCCGTGCGCGCGCTGTCCCGCAGCTTCCTTAACAAGATTGAATGTGCCGCATGACTCCTCACTATCGCGATGACGAC